CCCAGATTTAGTCCCGTACAAGTGTGGGGTTTCGTAAATGAGCGAGAGGACACGCGCCAGTCGCGCGGTGAAGCCGAGGCCTGAGGCCTGCGCTGGCTGCGGGGCGAGGCTCCCCATATCAGCGCACGGTCATGCTCGAAAGTGGTGCTCGGAAACTTGCCGAGTTCGGCACGTACAACCCTACGTTCGGATGGGCGTATGAAAGGTCCAGCACCGAAGGACCCGGCTGTCCGCGCCAGGCGCAACAAGGCGTCCACGCACGACATCCTCGACCCGAACGAGCGGGTGGCAAAGGCTCCCTCGCTGACGAAGGACATCCTCGGCGTCGAGCTGATCCGGCCGCAGGTGCACCGCTGGTGGCGCGTGGTCTGGCGATCGCCGATGGCGCCGCGCTGGCTGGAGGCGGATGTGGAGGTGCTGTACCTGATCGCCACCCTGCGCAACAAGTTTGTGGGCGACCCGACGCCGACACTCGCCTCTGAGATTCGGCAGCAGGAAGCCCGGCTCGGTTTGGACGTGATGTCGCGGCGACGGGCGGATTGGCGCATTGAAAATTCGCGTACCGAGCCAGTTTCGCCCGCCCAGGACGTGGCTCAGCCGGTTGAAGTTGAGGCGGATGACCCGCGACAGCTGCTGAGGGTCGTGAATTGATCCTCATGGTGCCGCCGGCAGACGGCGAACCGTGGCCAACGCTCGGTCCGCAGGTGTGCAGGTACATCGAAACGAACCTGGTATTCGGCCCGGGCGACCTTTCGGGTCAGCCGGCGAAGCTCGACCCTGAGAAGCGAGCGCTGATTTACAGCTTTTACGAGGTCTACCCGGAAGGTTCGCGTGACCCAAATGGCAAATCGATCGCTGGGCGCCGTCGTTTTCGGCGGTGCGGGTGGTCGACGCAGAAAGGCAGCGCGAAGACTGAACTGGCCGCATGGATTGCGGCGTGCGAGCTGGCGCCGGATGCACCGGTGCGCTGTGACCGCTTCTCGAACGGACGACCGCTGGGGCGGCCGGTCGTCGATCCCTACATCCCGATGGTTGCGTATACCGAAGAGCAGACGAGCGACCTGGCATACGGCGCGCTGAAGCACATCCTGGACGAATCCCCCATCCGGCACCTCTTCGATATCGCGGAGGAACGCATCCTCAGGGCTGACGGGAAGGGGAAGGCCGTCGCTCTGGCCGGTGCTCCGAGCGCCCGCGATGGTGCTCGCACGACGTTCAGCCACAAAGACGAAACGCACCGCTGGGTTTTGGAGCGGCTTCGGCGGGCGCATCGCACGATGATCGCGAACCTGCCGAAGCGTTTAATAGCGGACCCGTGGGAGTTGGAGACAACGACCGCTTACACGCCTGGGGAGAACTCTGTCGCGGAGCAGACGATGGAGTACGCGACCCAGGTAGCGGCCGGCGCCATCAAAGACTCGCGGCTGTTCTACTTTCACCGCCAGGCGGGCGAGGGTTTCGATCTGAAGAAGCCGGAGCAGCTTCGCGCGGCCGTCATGGAAGCGGCGGGGCCAACCAGCGCGTGGAAGGACATCGAGGGTATCTGCGACCTGTGGCAGGACCCGGAGTCGGACTTCGATTACCTCGAGCGGGTATACCTCAACCGCCCGATTTCGACGGCTGCGCAGGCGTTCAGCGCGGACTGCTGGCGGGCTGGTGTGCGGGGAGGGAAGCCGCCCGCGCCGAAGTCTCTCATCACCGTGGGATTCGACGGCTCGCTTGTGGAGGACTCCACGGCGCTCATTGCGGCGGACGTCGTGACTGGGTTTCAATGGCCGCTTGGAATCTGGGAGCGGCCATATCGCGCGGAAAACTGGGAAGTCCCGAAGGCCGAGGTTTCGGCCGTCGTTGATGAGACATTCCGTACCTGGGACGTGTGGCGGATGTACGCAGACCCGACCTACTGGGAGACGCAGCTCGCCGAGTGGGCCGGTCGCTGGGGAAGTGGGCGCGTGGTGGAGTGGCCGACGCGGTTAACGCGCAAGATGGCGATCGCGCTGAAGGCGTACGCGACGGCGATCAGGGCGGGGGAGGTCACACACAACGGTGACCCCGCATTCGCCCGCCACATCGGGGCCGCGCAAAAGCAGATTCTCAGCTTCCGCGATGAGGACGACACGCCGCTGTGGTTGATTCAGAAGGACCGCCCGGACTCGCCGAACAAGATTGACGCGGCGATGGCAGGCACGCTTTGCTGGCAGGCGCGGCTCGACGCCCTGGCCAGCGGCGCAAAGGCGGGACCCAAAGGCATCTCCGTGTACATCCCAGGCGATTACGAGGATTGAACCGACACCCACAGTCCGCTCGTAGTCTCAGGTTCGTGAAGGCCCGCGAGCACCTGCTGACGGCCATTGAGGTGCTGTGCTTCGTCGCGGTCAGCCTCGGCGTCGCGGTGGCCGGCTGGGCGGTGGCCGGACCTGCAGGCGGCGCGGCTGCTGGACTCATCAGCGGAGGAGCCGCCGGCATATACCTGGTGAACGCGTATTCACTCCCAACCGAACCCGAGGAAAAGCCTGATGCCTAGCGTTCGTCGAATCGCGGAAAGCCGGAAGACGTTCACGATCGCGATGAACCGGAGCATCCAGTTCTCGGGTGTGAACGGCGAGATCGACATGAACGGGACGTCGACGATCGCCGGAACGAGCATCAGTGAAAAGTCCGCCCTTCGGATTGCGGCTGTCTGGATCGCCAATACCCTCATCGCCGATGAAGTGTCTTCACTGGTGTTCAAGCTCATCGAGCGTGGAGACACCCATCGGCGCCCGGTGAGTCCGCCGGAACTGCGCCCGCTGTGGGATATGCCGAATCCGGACCAGCACGTCCAAGACTATCTCGCGACCACGAGCCTGAGCCTCACCCTTTGGGGCCACTCGGTCACCCAACTCGGCTGGTTGAACAACGGCAGTCTCGCGCGGCTCTGGCCGATTGACCCGTCGAACGTCAGCCTCGAACGGCTGCCCGACCAGGGCATTCGGCTGACCGCGGCGGGCCAGGGTACGCTCGAGAATCATCCGGACCAGCGGCCGGAGTTCATGAGCATCCCGCTCTTTCGGTTGCCCGGCCAGCTCGTGCCGATGTCGCCTGTGCGCTACGCCGCGGAGCTGCTCGGCCTGAGCGCGAGCTACGACCGGATGGCGTCAAACATGGCGGGTCGTGGTTTCAACCCGGCGGCCGTCCTCACGTTCGGTCAGGAGGTCGACGACCTGGTCGCGGAGAAGCTGGGCGCGCGGTTGCAGAAGGTGCACGGTGGTTCGGCGAACCGGGGCGGGGTAGCGGTCATCGGCGGGCCTGACCCGAAGCTGCAGCCCTTCACCATGAGCCTGGTGGACGCTCAGTTTATGGCCCAGAACGACCGCGTATTCGCGCTCACGATGGCGCTCTGGCGCGTGCCGCCGACCGTAGTTGGCATGGTGGACAAGCCGAGCACCTGGGGCACGGGCGTGGCGGAGTTCGCGCGCGGCCTCGAACGGTTCACGCTCCGCCCGATCGTCCAGCGTCTGCAGTCTGGCGTGGAGACGTCGATCCTGAAATGGGTCAATCCGGACCTCCAGTGGCGCGGCCGCTTCGATTCGCTGCTGAGTGCGGCGCCGAAGGACCGCACGGAGATCCAGCGGCTCGCATTGATGAACGGGATGACCAGCGTGGAGCGCGTGCTGGCCCAGAACGATGAACCGCCGTTCGACCCGGAAGAGACAGTCTTTAGTGCGCTCAGCCAGGCGACGGACGAAGACCGCGACCTCGCACGATTGAAGCTGCGAGGCGATGCGGCAGCGGCGTTGATCAAGGCGGGAGTCGAACCGGCGGCAGCGTTCGCGATGGCCGGGCTGAACACAAACAGTTAGCGTCGCAGGCTTCGCACCATTCGCAGTGTGAAGACGTACCGCAAAAGCCTGCCCTTTGAACTGAAGGCCGCGAGCACCACGGGCGAGTTTCGCGCCGTGTTCGCGACGTTCAATGTCATTGACCACGACGGGGACATCACCCGCCCGGGCGCGTTCAAGGATGGGACTGAGGTCATCATCGGTTCGTTTGGCCACAAGACGAGTGACCTGCCGGTAGGCAAGGGAGTGATCGTTTCGGACCAGCGCGAGGCTGCGGTCGAGGGGCAATTCTTCCTCGACACACAACCGGCCAAGGATACCTACCAGACGATGAAGAACCTCGGCGGGCTGGGCGAGTGGAGCTACGTGTTTAGTGTTCTGAAGCAGTCGTTCGGTGAGGAGCAGGGCCGCCCGGTTCGCTTCCTCGAAGACATCAAGGTCTTTTCGGTCGACCCCGTCCTCGCGGGCGCGGGGATCGACACGCGCACCACGGATATCAAGTCACTTGGCTTCGTCGAACACGGCGAAGAGGTGAAGAGCGCGCTGGAGGAATACCTGGCGCGAGTCAAGGAACGAACGGCCGTCCGGGGAACCGAAGGTCGTAGTTTGTCGGTTGCCAACGTGGCGAGCCTGGGTGAATTGGCGGAGTCGCTGAAGAACCTGCAGGGCGAACTGGGGCAGTTGCTGCAGCCGGAATCGAAATCGAACAACGAGCTGGAACTCGCGGTTCTCGCCGCCCAGCGCATTCTCGCCGGGCTCCCGGCAGGAGTACAGAAATGACTTTCCAGGTAGCAGTCGAAAACGAAGCCGCCGCGGCGGGCCTCACCGAGCCGATGGCGCGCAAGGCGATGGCCGAACGGGCCGAGGCGCTGCACAACATCTTCGAAGAGGCGGGCCAAGAACTCGACCCCACGAAGGTGAAGAGCCACACCTTCAAGGACGGGGCCGACATGGCCACGTTCATCCGCAACGCCAACGCGGAGCTGAGCATCATCGGCAAGCGCGTGACTGAGTTCGACGAACTCGACAAGATCCGTACTGACAACCAGAAGCGGCTCGACGCCGGCAAGCAGTTCCGCGCGGACCCGTCCACGTTCGCCCCGCGGGGCGGCGACGACCAGAAGCGCCCCGTGTTCAAGTCCCTCGGCCAGCTGTTCGCTGAGTCGAAGGCGCTCGACGCGGCCCGCGACCACCAGGTCGGCAGCTTCACCCTCGAAGACGTGGACGCCAAGCAGCTCCTGCAGCAGAAGGCGAACTTCGTTACGACCGCCGGCTGGGCGCCTGAGTCGCTCCGCACCGGCGTCGTCATCCCGGACGAGCAGCGCGAGATCGAAGTCATCGACAAGATCCCGGTGCTCCCGACGAGCATGGCGGCCGTGGTGTTCATGGAAGAGACCACGTTCACCAACGCCGCCGCCGAACGCGCGGAAGCCGGCGCCTACGCCGAATCCGCATTCGCGCTCACGCAGCGCTCGACCACCGTCCGCAGCATCGGGACGAGCCTCCCGGTTTCGGATGAGCAGCTCGAAGATGTCGATGGTATCCAGGCGTACCTGGACCAGCGGCTGATGTTCGCGGTGCGCCAGCGCGTTGACAGCCAGGTGCTCGTCGGCGACGGCGTCGCCCCGAATCTCGCGGGCACGCTGAACGTCGCGGGCATCAACACCCAGGCGCTCGGCGGCGACACCGTCCTCGATGCGTTCTACAAGGGCCTTGACCTGGTGCGTGTCACCGGCCGGGCCATCCCGAGCGTGTTCTTCGTCCACCCGACGGACTTCCAGCCGGTCCGCCTGCTGAAGACCGCCGACGGCATCTACATCTGGGGCTCGCCCTCCGAGGCTGGCCCTGACCGCGTCTGGGGTCTGCCACTGGTCCTGACCACGGCGGTCACCCAGAACACCGCAATCGTGGGTGACTACGCCCGCTTCAGCGGCCTGTTCGTCAAGAAGGGCGTCGAAGTCCAGACCGGCTACGTGTCGGCGAACTTCACCAACGGTCTCGTTACCCTCCGCGCCGGGATGCGGGCCGCGATGGTCCACTACCGCCCGAGCGCCTTCACGCAGATCACCGGCATCTAAAGTCGGCAACTCCCTCCTGAGGCTGGCCGGGTTTCACCACCCGGCCGGCCCCAACCACCGCACACACACCGAGGAGATCCCCGATGGCCGTCAACCGCAACACCGATACGCTTTCCGGGGGCGCGCCCGAACGGACCATCAGCCGAGACGTGCTGGTGTCCTCGGCGCAGCTCCTCGCCATGTTCGCCACGCCGGTCCAGATCGTGCCCGCCCCGGGCGCGAACTTCGGTCTCGTGTTCGAAGGCGCGCAGCTGCACAAACCGGCCGGCACCGCCTACGCGGGCATCGCCGCCGGCGAAGACCTCACCATCAAGTACACGAACCAGGCAGGCGCGGAAGTCGGCTCGGCCGAGACCACGGGCTTCCTCGACCAGGCGACGGCGCAGAGCCGCTACATCCGCCCGCAGACCGCGGCCTCGGGTGTTTCGGACAAGACCCCGGTCGCCAACGCCGCCCTCGTCATCGCCCTTCTCACGGGCGAAATCACCACCGGCGACAGCGCGCTGCACGTTCGCGTCTGGTATCGCATCGTCCCGATGTTCGCCTTCGCGAGCTAAGCGGATGGCGTTCGCAATTCACCAGGAGAAGCCCGACATGTATGTCAGCGACAAGCGCCTCTACCTCAGCCCCTCTGGGGAGGTCAGCGAAGAACCGGTGAGCGGTGGTTCGCTCCTCGTGGGGAAGGGCGGCGAGATGTCGACCGCTGAAGCGGAGCGGTACGGGCTCCTCCCGGGCAAGGCCGAGAAGTCCGCTGAGAACAAAGCTCAGAAGGGGACTGCGAACAAGGCCGCAGCCGCGGAGTAACCGATGGCAGTCATCGAACGGGTGGGCAGCGGGCGAGTCCTGAAGGGCTCGGCAGGCACACTCGAAATCAGGGTCTACAGCGATGGGACGCCAACCGATCCAACGGTGGCGTCTGTTGCTGTTGTGGATGGCCAGGGCGCGGCCGTCACGACCGGTGCCGCCGCCATCTCGGGACTCTCGGACGGCAAGGTCACGGCCAGCGTCGATGACGCCCAGACCGCTGAAGTGAAGACCCTGACCGCTACCTGGACCCTCACTGTCGGCGGTAACTCCCAGACGTTCGTCACGCAGCACGAGGTCATCGGCGATCTGCTGTTCACTGAATCAGAACTGCGCGCCTTCGACGGGGGGGCGCTGGCCAACGGGATCACCTACACCGACAACGCCATCCAGCAGATGCACGAACTCGTGCGCGAGGCGTTTGAGCAAATCTGCCATTGCGCGTTCGGCGCCCGCTTCAAGCGCGACTACTTCGACGGCGATGGCTGCGCCACCCTCTGGCTGCGCGACATGCAGGCCCAGAGCATCCTCGCCGCCGCGATCCGTACCCCCGCGAGCACCACATGGGTGGACCTCACGGCGAGCGAGCTGAGCGACCTGTTGCTTTCTCCGAACGGCCGACTCGTGCGCGACAGTCTTGGCTACTGGACCAGCGGCATCCGTAACATCCGCGTCGACTACACGTACGGTTACCAGCCTGCCCCGTGGGAGGTGCGGCGCGCGGCGATGTGGATCGCTCGCAACTACCTCGCCGGTTCGAACATCCCGCGCAACGCGCTCAGCCAGGTCGACGAGCTGGGCACGTTCCAGCTCGCAGTACCGGGTCAGCGCGGCAGCTGGTTCGGGATGCCCGAAGTTGACCGCGTGCTGGCGGACTACCAGGCGCGCAACCGAATCCCGGCGGTGGGCTGATGGCCACGGTCACGAGCACGATTGATGCGGCGATGATCGCTTTTGTTGATGGGATGCTGGCGCGGGCGAACATCATCGCCGATGGCGTCCAGGTCTCCAGCGCGTACCTCGGCGGCGACACTGCCGCCAAGGAATCCATCCAGCTCACGAACGTCCCCCAGGCTGAGCAGAAGTGGGGGATGCTGGGCAACCGGCGCCGTGACGAGGAGTACACCCTCGCCGGGCTCATCTGGGTGGTGAAGGCTGGCAAGAACGAGACCATCATCCGCGAAGCCCGGGCGCGCGCCTTCGAACTGCTCGCCGAAATCGAGGACTTCATCCGCGTGGACCCGACTATCGGCGCAACCACCAAGGTCAGCGAACTCTCACGCTACCCGGTAGACCAGGGCGCGAGCGCCGAAGGGCGCTGGTGCCAGATCGATTTCGAAATCACCTGCAAGAAAGACCTGAGGAGTTCCTGATGCGCATCGTGTACACCGGCCCATTCGACGCAGTGGACGTGCCTTACATCGAGGACAACCAGCACAAGACGTTCACCGCCACGCACGGCGAAGCCACCGACTGCCCGGCCGAGCTGGCCACGCTCCTGCTCGAACAGGCCGACAACTGGGCTGAACCGACAGCGAAGGCCGCGCGGAAAACTGAGGCCACCACACCCGCGGGGTAACGTGACATGGCCATCAAAACCGGTATCGCCGCGCAGGTAGGCGGCAAGGCGGAGGGCACCTACGGGACTCCCGTCACGGTTGACCGCTTCTGGGAGTTCGTCTCCGAAGGCATCAAGCACGACATCTTCAAGGTGGATGGCAAGCAGATCGGGGCGGGCCGGTTCCTGAAGAACGACCGCGTGAAGACGGTCCTGCGCGGCGCCGGCGGTCCGGTGGATTTCATCGTCCTGAACAAGGGCTTCGGGCTGCTGATGGAACACGCCATCGGCCAGAACACCATCTCGGGCGCGGGCGCCAACAAGACACACACCATCATCCCGGACGCCTCGGCGCTCCAGGGGAAATCGCTGACGTTCCAGGTGGGCCGCCCGGACGTCGGCGGCACGGTGCGCGCCTTCACGTACGAAGGCGGGAAGATCACCGACTGGGAATTCAAGTGCGCGGTCGATGGGCCGCTCCACTTCATCCCGACGTTCGACTTCGAAAACGTCCTCACTGCCACCGCGCTGGCGGCCGCGAGCTACCCCAGCACGCAGGAGATGTTCATCTTCAGCGAGGGCGCGCTGACCATCGGCGGCACCACCACGTTCGTGAAAGAAGTCAGCATCAAGGGCAAGAACGGCCTCAACACGAACCGACGCGGGCTGACGAACACGAAGAAAGAGCCGCTCGCCACCGGCATCGTGGACTACCTGACCGGTAACCTCGTGTGCGAATTCGAGGACCTCACGGCGTATGCAGCCTGGCTGGCCGGCACGCAGGCGCAGCTTATCCTCACGTTCACGCTGGCGACGGTCATCCCGACCACGGCCGTCCCGTTCTCGCTCACCATCACCATCCCGAAGATCGAGTACACGGGCGACACGCCGCAGGTCGCGAACGAGGACATCGTGATGCAGCCGCTCCCGTTCCGGGGCCTGTATGACGGCAGCAACGCCATCATCACGGCCGCCTACGTGACCTCGGATACCGTTTCCTAGCCGTGACCGACCAGGAGAAAGTCTTCAACGTCGCTAAGGTCGGGAATCTCGCCCAGACCCTGAAGGACATGGCGCAACTGGTTCCGAAGCTCGAAGAGCGGCTCACCGAGATCAACAGCGAGCTGGTGCAGGGAGCCGTCGCGGACGCTCACAGCAACTTCTACCGGACCGTCCCGCGCGCCGGCCGCAGTGTCCCCACCCGGGCGCACAGCGCGACTCGCCGCGGCCGCGGCAGCATCACCAGTTCGCGCGATTCAATGCGGGCCGTTACCACCGGCATCGATGCGAAGATCGTCGCGGGCGGGCCGAGCGCACCATCGTTCTTCGGGCACGAGTTCGGCGGCGGCCGCCGCCCAACGACGCGCCAGTTCCCGGCGTTCAAGGGCGCGACCGGCTACGTGCTGTACCCGGCGATCCGCAAGCGCACCGAAGTCGCGGAGAAGCAATGGCTCGAGCTGGCGGAGTCGGTCATCGAGGAGGGCAAATGAAAATCACACTGGAGTTCGACCCCAACGACCTGACGCTGGGCGATATGGAAGACATCGAGGCCGCCACCGGTGAGCCCTTCGGTGCGTTCGCGCAGAGGTTCCAGGGCAAGAGCGAGGCCGAGGTGCTGGCCACCTTGCCGTCGAAGGTGCTGACCGCGATGGTCTGGATTGCCGGCCGCCGCACTGACCCCACGTTCACGCTTCAGCAGGCGCGCGACACGAAGGCGACGGAAATCGAGGCGGGCCGCCCCCCGGCAAAAGCCGCCGGAACGCAGCGCTCCTCCGGTGGCTCCCCGAACTCTCGCGCGTCTACGGCCTCGCGCCGGCGGATTTCTGGAATCTGACGGGGCGGGAGTTCGCCGCCTACGTGGAACACCATCGGCTGATGAGGGACGCGCCGGCGAATCGATAGCGACGGCCTGACGCCAACCTACCGGCATGGCGCAGCGCATCTTTGAGTTGATTTTCAAGGGTTCCACGAGCGCGCTCGAATCGGCGTCGAAGAGCGCGGTGGATGCGCTCGACAAAGTTGGCGACGAAATGGACGACGTCGCGGAGAAGGCTGTCGACGCCGGCCGCGAAACCGCTGAGCTGGGCCACAAGCTCTACGACACTGCGGAAGCGGGCGGCTCAGCCGAGCAGGCGTTCAACGGCATTACCGACCTGATGAGCGTGATGACCGAGCAGTTCGGCATATCGCTGGGGCCACTCACGGAATACACCGGGGCTCTGGCGCAGGTTGGCGGTGGCGTCGAGGCGTTGCTCAAGGGCGGGCCGGAGTTCATTCAGGCGATGGTGGCGATGACCGCTTCCGTCTGGGCGCAGGTGACGGCGCTGTACGCGCAGGCGGCGGCGTTCGTGGTGGCGAATGCGCCGATCATTCTGATCATAGCGAGCCTCGCGCTGTTGGCAGCGGGCGTCTACCTCGTGATTCAGCACTGGGACACCATCACCGAGAAGGTCCCGATCCTGAAAACGGCGCTCGACGGCATCGTGACGTTCTTCAACACCGTTCTGTTGCCCGCGTTTACGGCGATCTGGGAGAAGGGGCTGCAGCCGGTCATCGACTTCGTAACAGACCACTGGCAGCTCATCGGCGCGATCATCCTTGCGCCGTTCCTGCCGCTCGTGCTCATCGCTACCGATGGCTTCGGGATTCGAACCAAGCTGGTTGATGGCTTCCAAAAAATCATCGACTGGTTCACTAATACCTGGGCGACCGTGAAGGGGATGATTACGAGTCCGTTCGACGATCTATTGGAGGGAGCGAAGACCGCCTTCGGCGTCGCCTCGGCTCTCGGCTCGGCCTTTGATGGAGTGGTCGGGATGGTGCAAACCGCGCTGTCGGGGCTCTGGGCGGCGGTCGGGGCGATCGTGAACCCGGTCATCGATGCCTACAACGGTTCGATCGGTCAGGTTCCTGGGGTACCGAATATTCCGCGTTTCGGTGGTGGTGGCAGCGGATCGGATTCAAGCACCGGCTACGACCCGAACCAGCGGGGAAGTTCTGGCGGCGGCGCTGACCCGGGCCAGCTCTCGGGAATGTCACAGGAACTGAGCAGGAACGCGTCCTTGAACTCTCCCGGCGGGATGGGGAAGCCCTCGTCTCCGGGCTACCAGGACCCGCGTGGGGTGACCCTCACGGCCAGCGACATCATGGCGTGGCACAACTCGCCAACGTTCGGCCAGGTGGGGAATCCAGCGCCGCAGGTTATCCAATTGGTGGTTGACGGCGCGGTGCTCGCGCAGGCGGTCAACCGCGAGAACGCGCGGGGCTACTGAGTGAGCACCGTCACCTGGGCGATCACAGCAGACTTCGACCGCAACGGCACGTACGAAACCGACCTCACACCTTACATCGACATGCCCGGCATGGATGTGCGGGTCAGCCGTGGCATCGGGCGCGATGGCAAACCGCAGACCACGAAGCTGAGCCTCACGCTCTCGAACCGGGACGGCACCTTCACCCCTGAGAACAGTGCCAGCACGCTCTACGGAAAGCTCACCCCGGGCGTCCCCGTCCGCGTGGTCGCCACGTTCGCGGCCGTCGATTGGACGATCGTTTCGGCCTACGCGATGTCGTGGAAGCCGCGATTCGAATGGGGTATCCCCTCGACCTGCGCCGTCGAGTGCGAAGATATCTTCTGGTTCCTCCAGAACGGCGACCTGATCAACGTCACGGCCGATACCACGCGGGATACGGACGGCGCGCTCGTCGCCATTCGCGACGCGCTCGGGCTCGTGGCGGGAGACTGCAACTTCGATGACGGTGTGCAGGACCTGCCAATGCACTTCTGCGTCGGGGAGAACCCGCTCGCCGCGATGCAGGCAGTCGTGGCCTCGGAAATGGGCGGGCTGCTCTACCCGGCTGCCGATGGGCGTATCCGCTTCGAGGCCCGCAATTCGCGGCTGGGTGTAACCCCGGACGACACCTGGGGAGATGGGACGACTATTGGCCCGGTCGCTGAGGAGTATCTGCTCAGCCCGCTGGAGTACGTAACCAACGTCACCGCCCGCGCGACGGTGTTCCGGAGCGGCCAGGCGGACACTCCGATTTTCGAGTTCTCTCAGAACATGTTCACGAAGCCCACGGCGACGAGCATCGCGTTGGCCGCCGGGGAGGTCTGGCAACGCACCTTCCAAGCGAACAGCGCCTACCTCGCCCTCACCACTCCCGACGACTATTACGACTACACCGCCAACAGCGCCCAGAACGGGACGGGCACGGACAAGACTACGGCGCTGACCGTCACAGTCACGGACCTGGGTGGTGGGCGTTTCACGCTGAAACTTGTGAACACGGACGCCGGGACCATCTACGTGACGAAGTTCCGCCTTCGCGGCCAGCCGGTGGAGTTCTACGCAGACCGCTCCGAGGCGCAATTTAGCCTTAGCGTGAGCGGGCTGAAAGCCGGGCTGGGCTTGCAGTTCGATGTTCCGTTCGCGGGTGACACGGGCGGCAAGCTACGGGATTACGCCTACCAGGAACTGCGGGTCGGGCGTTACCCGTGGCCGATGCTGCGTCTCCCTTTCCAGGCGGTCATGGACGATGACATCGGGGCGATGCTGGCGGCGGACCTCGGTCAGCTCATCGCCTATGCCAGCGCGAGCGACCTATTCCAGTCCGCGATGGTCGATGACTGGTGGTACATCGAGGCTCTCGACTACGTCATCCCTGCCGGCTGGGCGGGCGAGACGTTCAACTGCACGGTCACGCTCATCCCGAGCTACGTCTACCGGAACCTCGATGCGATCGTCTTCGACACTTTCGACCGGGCGAACGCGAGCGGTGTTCTGGGGACGACGTTTTCCGGTGACGCCTGGGCGAACGACAGCGGGTTCGATATCGCGAGCAACGCGGCGCGGGCGAACACGGACACGCTCAGCGTGCCGGACGTCACCCTCGGCGTGAGCGACCAGGTGGTCGAAGTGCAACTCGCGGCCATCGGCGCGGGCGACGAGGTGGGCGTGGTGCTGCGCAAGACGGATGCGAGCAATTACTACCGTGTCTACGTCGACAAAGGAAGCAATGAGGTCATCCTCGAGAAGGTGGTGGCCACGGTAGTCACTGAGCTGAGTTCACCTGCTTTCACGGTGGGCACCTCACATGAAATCAAGGCGATGATCCAGGGTTCGCGCATTCGCGTGTGGGTGGATTTTCGGCTGTACATCGACATCACCGATACGGCGCTGGCGACGGGCACGAAGGCCGGATTGATGGCTCGCACCGCCAACGGGACGACGACGTTCGAGAACTTCTACGCACAGGGGCTGTAGCGATGGTAAGAGGAGTCCGCGACAAGGCGACTCAGGCGCCGGGATACGGGGCCTTCGGGAACGTTGTCTTCAACCCGACGGCGGACCAGGCCATCCAGAAGATCTTCGACGTCAACCAGCTGAGCGACTTCGGCATCAAATTCCCGTTCCAGAACGGGAGCACGACGACCCTGAACCAGACGAGCAGCGTGACGCTGAGCCCGGTGAACGGGGTGCTGTATTACGACGAGCTGAACATTAGCAACAGCGCGGTGGTGGACGCCGGCGGGAGCCCGTGTTTCATCTTTGCGCGGAAGGTGAGCATCGCGAGCGGGTGCGTGCTGCACGTGGATGGGCGCGGGGGTGCGGGCGGAGCGGCGACGACGGGAGGCGCGGGTTCGACAAGTCAAGGCGGGTCCGGGACGGCCGGGACTGTGGGGAACACCGGCGCCCAGGGCGACCTCGGCGCCGCGACGCTGACGAGTCCGCCGCAGTTCTACAAAGGAATCTCGACGGGCGGAGCTGGCGGTGGTTCAGGCGCCTCTGGCGGTGGCGGCGGTAACTCCGGAGCGAGTGCCCAGGCCGGTGGTGCCGGGGCCGCTGGCAAGAACGGGGGCACTGGCGGCCGCACGGACGCTCTCCACGGCAACCCGGCGGGAGGCACTGGAGGTGCAGGAGCTGCCGCCGGGGGGACAACCGCACCGACAAACGGCACCGCTGGCGCCTCAGCTTCAGGGGCGGGTACGGCGGGGGCCGCTTATCACGACATCAACATCCCGCGCCGGATCACGCAGTACACGGACTCGCACGTGGGTGGGGCTGGCGGTGGGTCAGGTGCGAGCGGGGCGGGTGGCGGCGCTGGCGGTGCGGCGTTCGGTGTCTTCGGCAACGGCGGGAACGGCGGGGCCGGTGGAGCGGGCGGAGCGGGTGGCGGCATCCTCTTCATCTTCTGTGAAACGCTGGACAACCAGGGGACGATCCGGGCAAATGGGGCAAACGGCTCGAACGGCTCGAACGGCTCGAACGGCTCCAATAGCGCGGCCGGTGCAGGCGGGGCTGGCGGTGGTGGAGGCGGCGGCGGAGCTGGGTCGGGCGGCGTGGCCTTCGTCGGGGCGGTGGACGTGGTGAACTCGGGGACGATCCAGGCGACCGCGGGAAGCGCGGGAAGCGCAGGGACAAAGGGGACAGGCGGTACATCTTCGGGCGGCCAGGGCAACGGTGGCAACGGCGGCGATGGGACGGCCGGCGGCGCTGGTGCCGCGGGCGTGGCGCTGTTGTTGAAGGCAAACGCATGAGGCGAGCAATGAGCAACGAGACAACCGGAACGGTTGCGAGACGAGCACCGAGGACCCTCCTGATCGACGGGCTGCCGCGGGGCATCGTGGGGCCGCACCTGGACCGGCCGGGGCCATGCAATGACCCGGGGTGCCGGTTGTGCGACGCGGTGCGGGCGCAGCTGCGGCAGTGGGCCGAACGGCGCGTGAAGCACCTCGAGCGAAAGGGGCTGGTGAGATGAAGAGAAAAGAGAAAAGGGAAAAGAGGAAAGGGATCCGGCCGTGACGCAGCAGAGGATCATCCGGGGGGCGCGGGCGGTTGCCGGGGGCTACCAGGTGGAGGTGGAAGTGACGAACGCCTACACGGACGGGGCCTCGCGGTTCGACCGGGTGTTCGTGACGTTAAGCGAGATGCGCGGGAAGACGCCGGAACAGCGGCGGCAGGCGATCGTGGACGCGCTGGACGTCGACCCGCTGGCCGACGGGGTGAAGGATGCCGCGGCATCGGCGCCCGCGGTGACGCGGGACATTCTCGAGGACCGGATGGAGGGGCTGTACGCGGACTGGCAGCGCTGGAAGAACACGCGCCAGGAGGCGCAGAGCCGGGCGCTGCCGGCGGGGGCGGTGACGGCGCTGACGAACCGGGAGGATGCGGCGTGGGCGAAGTACCTGACAGCGATTCAGGAGTGGCGTTCGGCGCCGTAAATCGTTAAATCCGAGTGTTCGCGAACCTTCCGGTAGCAAACCGGGAGGTACACCTCTTGTCGTCTATGACCGCCAACGTCGGAATCGAAGAAGCCTCAATCTCCGCGGTGGTCATCCGCTGCGGCTGTGGTGACCCTCTCGCCATCCACCCGGACGCACCCTGTCCAACGCCTCGCACGGTCGAGGACCGGGGCGTCATCTCGTACTTCCACCGCAACCCCCTCAAGCGCTTCCTGCGCAACCGAAAGGCAGGCCGATGAACACCCAGACTCTGCGCCTCTTCCCCGACCCGCTGGCAGCGCTCAAGCGCATCCTCACCCTGTTTGCCACCGTCCTCACTGATGGCGGCAAGGCGATCATTACGAACCGCATCATCCAGGCGGGCACCGCGCCGAAGTACATCGGCTGGGGCACCGGCGCGGGCACGGCAGGCGCCACCGACACCACGCTGTTCACCGAAAAGCTGGTGGACCTTTCGACCTCGGCCGGCACAGACCACACGACCGGCACGGAATCGCGGACGACGACCACCGTTACCTCAGACACCTATACGGTGACGGGGACCCGCACGGCTACCGGCGCCGGGACAGTCACGAATGCGGGCCTGTTCGATGCCGCTTCTGGTGGAAATCTCTTCGTCAAGGGAGATTTTACCGGGGTAGTTTTGGCCTCTGGCGATTCAATTGCCTTCACTTTCAATTGTAAATTCGCGTAAGTCATGCGGATCACCGATCGCCACCACACTCTGATCGTACTTAGCGATCAACCACGGCTGGATGCGGAGCAGGATCTGCTTTGCTCCCCGGCCCGTGTGGTGCCAGTCGTGCGTAGGCTTATGGCGCTCGCTTTGCCGGTAGCGAGTCGTGATGAAGCCCACGCCGGTGACTTCCGCGACGCGGTCAGGCGGCGGCGAATGAGGCACTTGGTGCGGCTGGGGGTGCTGGCGTTTGCGCTGGCACTTCCGGCTGTCTCAGTGGCGTGGCAGGTGGCCTCGTGAAGCCCGGGGTGTATGCGGACGCGGAGGCCACGAAACTTGCCGAGGCGGAGCACTGGCGCGAGCACGGCTACGCCTTCGGCGCGTGGCAGTA